CCCGCGCGGCGCTGAAAGTGGATCAGGACAAGTTGAAAGCTGATCGGATCGCATTTGACGCCGCCAAGGCTGAGTCCGACACCGCGCTTGCCACTCGCCAAGATCTTCTGACCCGTCAGGAAGCCTCTTGCAATGCTACTGAACTTCGTCAGGCTGCTACGGCGGCGTCTTTGGACGCCCGCGCTGCGGATCTGGCAACCGCTACGCAGGCTCTTGAAGCCCGTGTGAAAGCCTTCCAAGAGAAAGTGGCAGGTCTTTCAGCTTAACCGACTGGCCGGTAGCCAGGCACTCCTCGGAGTAACCCATGAACGACGAAAACTTGACTGCCCCAGCGGACGCCCCGGCGCCCGCGTCAGAATCGGAAGCTACGGCGGCTCCTATTGCTGAAACTACAAGGCCGGAAGATCAAACGACTGAAACGCCCAAATCTTTCACACAAGAAGAATTGGACGCCATAGTCGGCAAGCGCCTCGCAAGAGAGCAGCGTAAATGGGAACGGGAACAGGCCCAACGGACTGTTCCTACTGCGCCTTCTGAATTACCGCCACCTGATCAATTTGATTCGGTTGAAACTTATGCGAAAGCATATGCCGAACAGATGCTACGGGAACGGGAAGTTCAAAAGCAGCGGTCTGAGTACGTTGAAGCCTACCATGACCGCGAAGAGGACGCGCGGGGCAAATATGATGACTTTGAACAGGTCGCGTACAACCCCAACCTCCGCATCACGACCGTAATGGCCGAGACGATCCAGACCTCTGATGTTGGTCCTGATGTAGCGTATTATTTAGGGTCCAACCCCAAAGAAGCAGACCGCATTTCTCGTTTGTCGCCTATCTTGCAGGCCAAGGAGATCGGTAAGATTGAGGCTACTCTGGTCTCAAACCCGCCGGTCAAGAAATCTTCGAGTGCGCCCACGCCTATTTCGCCTGTTACGGCCCGAAGCAGCGGAGCCCCCGCATACGACACCACTGACCCTCGGTCCATCAAAACGATGACCACGTCAGAATGGATCGCCGCTGAACGAGCCCGACAGATAAAGAAGCTGGAAGCGTCGAAATATCGCTAACCTCTTACGCCTGAAAGGCTGACCAATGGCTAATAGCATTCTCACAATCGACATGATCACCAGAAAGGCTCTGGAGATCCTCGAAAACAACCTGGTGCTTTCGCGTAACGTGAACCGCCAGTACGACGACAGCTTCGCCGTCGAAGGCGCGAAGATCGGCTCCACGCTGCGTATCCGCCTCCCTGATCGCGCTCTCGTCACCAACGGCGCTGCGCTTCAGGTTCAGGACGACAACGAGCAGTTCACCACCCTGACTGTTTCTACCCAGAAGCACATCGGCGTGAACTTCACCTCTGCCGAACTGACCATGCAGTTGGACGATTTCGCAGAGCGCGTTCTGAAGCCCCGCGTCAGCCAGTTGGCTGCCAGCGTGGATGCGGACGTGGCGAATGCCTACCAGAACATCTACAGCTCGGTTGGCACCCCCGGCACGACCCCTGCCACTTCGCTTGTCCTGCTTCAGGCCCAGCAGAAACTGAACGAGTACGCCGTTCCTATGGATCAGCGTTACGCCACTGTGAACCCCGCTGCCAACGCCGGTCTGGTCGAAGGCATGAAGGGCTTCTTCAACCCCACCAGCACGATCAGCCGTCAGTTCAAGACCGGCATGATGGGCGAAGGGGTTCTTGGCTATGACGAAGTCAACATGTCTCAGTCTATCGTGCAGCACACGACCGGTTCGCGCTCCACCTCGGACACGATCCTTGTCAACGGCGCTGTCACGACGCAGGGCGCGTCCACCATCAGCCTCGATGGCGGCACCGCTTCGGCGACCATCAAGGTCGGCGACGTGTTTACCATCGCTGGCGTGTACGCGGTCAACCCGCAGACCCGTCAGACCACCGGCAGCTTGCAGCAGTTCGTCTGCACCGCCACCGCCACTGCCTCCAGCGGCGCTTGGACCGACGTGGCGATCTCGCCCCCGATCTTCACCGCCTCTCAGGCGCTGGCGACCGTGGACTCGTTCCCGGCGGACAACGCTGCTGTCACCTTCCTTGGTGCGGCTTCGACGGCTTACCCGCAGAACCTCATCTACAACAAGAACGCCATCACGCTCGGCACCGCCGATCTGCTGATGCCGCAGGGTGTGGATATGGCGTCTCGTCAGGTTCATAACGGCATTTCGATGCGTATTGTTCGTCAGTACGACATCAACAATGACCGTATGCCCTGCCGTATCGACGTTCTCTACGGCTACTCCGTGATTCGCGCGCCTATGGCCGTGCGTATGTGGGGCTAACCACTTTTATCTGGGGCTGCGGCCCCAGATTTCCCTCATCAACTCTTTAGGAGAATATCATGGCTCTTCCGAATGGCGCTGGTGGTTACCAGCTCGGCGACGGCAACCTCACTGAAGTCACGCTTGGCGTTCAGTCTACCCCCGTTGCAAAGACCGCTGCGGCTACGCTTACCGCTGCGGAACTTACTTCTGGCATCATCACCTACACGGGCGCTGCGGTTAATCTGACGCTCCCCACTGTGGCTCTTACCGAAGCTCTGGTTTCCAGCGCCAAGGATAACAGCAGTTTTGAAGTCGTGATCATCAACACGGGCGCCACTAATGCGGCGACCGTTGTGGTTGGCACTGGCTGGACCATCGTCGGCGCCGCCGCCGTGTCCGCCGCTACGTCCGCTCAGTTCCGCGCCCGCAAGGTTAGCGATCTGGCGTGGACCCTGTACCGCATCGCCTAATCAACCAACGCCCCGTCTACGGACGGGGCGTTTTCCACAGGTATTTTCATGATCTACATGCGCCACCCGGTTCACGGCACCAAAGTCGCCGTTATGGAAGCCGAAGCGATTTATGATGAAGAGAATGGCTGGAGCCGCTATACTCCCGGCGAAGCCCCGCTTTCTGACACGTCAGAGCCGGTAAATGAACTTGCACCCCGGCGACGCGGTCGCAGGCCGTTGAATGAGGGAATAGCCAGCTATGACGACAGCCGGGGAACAAATTAACGGAGCCCTTCGCCTTCTGGGTGTCTTGGCCGAAGGTGAAACGCCGTCTGCGGCTACATCGCAAGACGCGCTGTTTGCGCTCAATCAGATGATTGACTCGTGGGGCACGGAAAAGCTCTCGACGTTTACGACTCAAGAGCAAATCTTCAGTTGGCTACCTGGCTTTGCGAGCCGCTCTCTTGGCCCCTCCGGCGACTTTGTTGGCGACCGCCCCGTCCTCATGGACGACGCAACCTATTTTGTCGATACTTCAACCGGCATTTCCTACGGCATTAAGCTGATCAACCAGCAACAGTACGATGGCATCGCGGTCAAAAGCGTAACCAGTACTTTTCCACAGGTAATGTGGGTCCACACTAATTTTCCTAACGTTGATATGTACGTCTACCCGGTGCCCACCAAGGTGCTGGAATGGCATTTCATATCGGCGGCGCAATTGACCCAGCCCGCCACCATCGCGACGCCGTTGTACTTCCCGCCCGGCTATCTGCGGGCGTTCCGGTACAATCTGGCTTGCGAACTGGCCCCTGAGTTTGGTGTGGAGCCGTCGCCCACGGTTAGCCGAATTGCAATGTATTCCAAACGCAATCTCAAGCGCATCAACAACCCCGACGACATCATGTCGATCCCCTACGCCATCGTCAGCACTCGCCAGCGGTTTAACATCTTCGCCGGAAACTTCTGATGAAAACCCCTATCCTTGGCTCCGCGTATGTAGCCCGCAGCGTTAACGCTGCGGACAACCAGATGATCAACTTGTTTCCCGAGGTTGTGCCCGAAGGCGGCAAAGAAGCCGCGTTCCTTCAACGCGCGCCAGGGCTAAACTATCTGGCCTCGCTGGGCGCTGGCCCCGTGCGCGGGCTTTGGCAGTTTGGCAATTACGGTTACGCCGTGTCGGGCACTACGCTGTACAAGCTTGACAGCAGTTTCAACGCTGTCGCCAAGGGCACCGTCACGGGCACCGGCCAAGTGTCTATGGTGGACAACGGCACCCAGATGTTTATTGCGGCGGGCGCTACCGGTTACATCTACAACGCCGGTACGGACGTATTCGCGCAGATCACAGATGTTGACTTTGCGGGCGCGGTGACGGTCGGGTTCATCGACGGGTACTTCGTTTACAATCAGCCAAACAGCCAAAAGTTCTGGGTCACGTCGCTGTACGACGGCACGTCCGTCGATCCGCTTGATTTTGCCAGCGCCGAAGGCTCGCCTGACAATCTGGTGTCCCTGATCGTAAACCACCGCGAGGTCTGGCTGTTTGGGCAATCAACTGTTGAGGTCTGGTACAACGCGGGTTTGCCTGACTTCCCTCTTGCGCGCATCCAAGGCGCGTTTATCGAAATCGGTTGCGCTGCGCCGTTCTCCGTCGCCAAGCTCGACAACGGCGTGTTCTGGCTCAGTTCAGACGCTCGCGGTCGCGGTATGGTCTACCGTTCCAACGGCTACGCTGGTGTTCGTATCTCGACGCATTCCGTTGAATGGCAGATCCAGCAGTACGCCGACATCACGGACGCCGTGGCCTACACCTACCAGCAGGACGGCCATTCGTTTTACGTGCTAAACTTCCCTAGCGCCGACATCACTTGGGTTTACGATGTGGCTACCCAAGCGTGGCACCAACGCGCTGGCTGGCTAAACAACCAGTACACCCGACATCGCGGCAACTGCCAAATGGCGTTTAACGGCCAGATCGTCATTGGCGACTACCTGACCGGCGACATCTACTCTTATGATCTTAACGTCTACACCGAGGCAGGCGCGGTTCAGAAATGGCTGCGTTCGTGGCGGGCGCTGCCTACTGGAGCCAACAACCTGCGCCGCACGACGCAACACAACTTGCAACTTGATTGCGAGACGGGCGTAGGCCTGGACGGCGCGGAGCCTGCCACCACAACCTATCTCAGCAGCATTTCATCTGACGCCGCGTCCGCTGGCGCAATTAGCGGTGAAACGGAAGAGACCACACAAGGGATCATCGTGCAGGGGTCTGACCCGCAGGTCATGCTGCGCTGGTCCGACGATGGCGGGCATACGTGGTCCAACGAGCACTGGCGGTCCATGGGCAAGATAGGCCAAACCGGACGCCGCGTCTTGTGGCGCAGGCTTGGCATGACCCTGAAGCTTCGCGACCGCGTGTACGAGGTGTCGGGAACCGATCCGGTCAAGATTGCCATCATGGGCGCGGAATTGATTGCGAGCCCCACCAATGCTTGATAACATCACGCAGATACCGGCTCCCCGCGTCGCCATTTGGGACACGATGACAAACTACGTCACGCGGGGATGGTATCGGTACTTCTATAACCTCTATGCCATTCTTGGCAGCGGGTCGCTTCGCAGCGGGGCGTTCTACGATACTACCACGCAGAGCGCCGCCGCCATCAATACGGCTTACGCCATCACGTTCGATAACACCAGCTTGACTCAAGGCGTCAGCATTGGAACGCCGACATCACGGGTCTACGTAAACCGCACGGGCTCCTACAACATTCAATTCTCGTTGCACTTAGTCAGCACCAATGCCGCGTCGAAGTATGTGTACATTTGGGCGGACGTGAACGGAACGTCCGTGCCTGAAAGCGCCACCAGAATAACCATGGCTGGTGCTAGCGAATCCTACGTTGCGGCGTGGAACTTTGTTATCCGCATGAGCGCAGGTGACTATTTCCGGTTGATGTGGTCTACTTCCAACACAAACGTTCAGATAGCCGCTGTGGCGGCATCTGCACCTGTACCGGCCATCCCATCGGTTATCTTGACCGTAGCTTCGAATATAGGTGAATAATGGCTGTTCTTACTCCATCCCCCAAAACAGCTTTTGTTGACGCGGCTGGCGAACCGTTGGTCGGCGGGCAGTTGTACACGTACATCGCCGGTACGACTACGTTGCAGGCGACCTACACGGATTCGACCGCAACGACGGCTAACACCAATCCAATCATCTTGGATTCGCGCGGCGAGGCCGACGTTTGGTTGGGTGGCGCTATCTACAAGTTTGTGCTAAAGGATGCTGACGGCGCGCTGATTTGGACGGTGGACAATATCTCGGCCCCCACGGCGGCGGTGTCGCCTGTGCTGTCCGGCAACGTCACCATCGACTCCAACACGTCATCCCCGGCGCTTACGATCACTCAGACAGGCACCGGCCCCGTTCTTCGAGTGCAGGACTCCGCTGATCCTGACGCAACGCCGTTTATCGTTGACAATTCCGGCAACGTCGGCATCGGCACGGCTACGCCCGTGTCTGCGCTTGAGGTCGCAAGCCCTGGCGTGATTACCGGCGCGTGGGCGTACTTGCCCAGCGGCACGGCGATGATCTTCGTGCAAACGTCGGCCCCTACCGGTTGGACCAAGTCTACCACGCATGACAACAAGGCGCTGCGCGTGGTGTCTGGCGCTGCCAGCAGCGGCGGTACGACGGCGTTTACCAGCGTCTTCACTTCACGGACCATCAGCACCGCCAACATGCCAACGCACACGCACACCGCGACAGTTACGGACCCCGGCCATACCCACATATCATCCACCGGTACGTCTCTTTTTGCGTCTGGAGTGACCGCAGTGGCGGGCGGAAGCGGTTCTTTCGGCGTACAAAATGCAACGTTAACCACGTCTTCGACAGGTATCAGCGTCAGCAACGCTAACGCCGGTAGCGGCACGGCGATGGATTTCGCCGTCCAGTACGTTGATGTCATCATCGCGACCAAGGATTGACGATGCAGCTCAAGAACGGATCATTCTGCCCGCTGATCAAGAAGGAATGCGTCCAGCTCCAGTGCGCTTGGTTCACGCAGTTGCGTGGGACACATCCGCAGACCGGCGCGGAGATTGATGAGTGGATGTGCGCCATCTCGGCCATGCCCATGTTGCAGGTTGAGGTTGCCAAGGAGGCCCGGCAGGGCGCGGCGGCGACCGAGAGCTTCCGAAACGAGATGGTGCGGGCGCAGGCCGAAGTGCTGCCGTCGTTCGTCAAG